GTCGTGCTTTTGCTTGTCGGAGTGCTTGCGGTTTTAGTTTCCGCTTCTGCTCCTTCTTGGAATGGTGCTGCCAGTTGGGAGTAGTCATTTTTCTGCTGATTCTTGGGATACCATACGCGAAAAACCTTTGACTTTCTCAAACCTTATGACACTTTCAAATTTGTCATGGAGGTCTGCCTTATGAGAAATCACGAATATATTAGCGTCCTTAATGACGTAACGGATAATCTTGAGGAACTCATCGGTGCCGAAACCATCAAGTGAGGAATCAAATACCTCATCCATAATCAGCAGATTGGTATTGACGGAGTTTTTGACTCGGGCAACTTCTCTCCAAGTGAAGAGTAGGGCAAGGTCAATTCTCATTTTCTCACCCTCACTGAATGAACTATAAGAAAAGTCTTCGTGAATGGGTGATTTTACCGTTTCGTTAAACTCTTCATCAAGATGGAAGTTAATATAAAAATCCATCATCTGTAGGTAACGATTCACCTGCTGATTTATGAACGGAAGATACTTCTTGATTATCTTCGTTTTTACGCCATCGTCCTTGAGTAAGGAATAGGCAAAATCGTAATAAACGATTTCTTCTTTTTTCTTTGAGAGGTCTTCAAATGTTTTTTGGAGATTGGTTTGAAATTCTTCTAACTTCTCATGTTCAGTATTTCTGTTTGCAAGGTTTTGGGTAATAGTTTGAATTTCATGTTCAAGGTCTCTGATTTGTCTCTGGTTGAGTCCAATCCGAGTATTGTTTTGAGAAATCTCATGGTTGAGTTTCGTAATCTCCTTTGAAAGTGCGATGAATTGACGCTCTCTCTCCTGTTCTAATTTTATAGTCTCCTCTAGGTCTTGATAACCTTTCTGGAGTTCCTTTGCCTTATTTTGAGCGTCTGTAATTCTATTTAACCGAAATGATTCTTCAATATCTTGAGTACATGTAGGGCAGACCGTATTTTCAGTAAAAAACTTATGCTCTTTGGTAATAGCAGTTACTTTTTGAGATATTTTACCTTTCAGATTGTTTAGTTTTACTAACTTATCACCGGCACCAACGACTTCTTCTTGCTCCTTTGTAAACTTAAAAATATCTTCTTCTGTTCTGGCATTCTCAGTCATGTAAATGCCAACTTCAGCATCCAACTTGGTAATCTTTTCTTGGTTGGTATTAATATTGGCATTTCCACGGTTCTCAAGTTCTTCAATGAAACTCTGTTGCATCTTCATCTTATCCTTAAGATTCTCCTTCTTAAGTTCAAGAGATTTAACCTGATCCTTTTTCTCACGAATCTTATCTTTAATAATATTATTCATTGCGGAAAAGATGCGAATATCCAACAAGTCCTCAATGACCTCACGACGATGTGCCGTAGTCAACTGCATAAAAGGCACAAAAGTACTACTACCCAGAATCACAATCTGAGTGAAAGACTTATAATTAACCTTAAGAATATTCTCTTCCAGAATGCGTTGATTCGCACGGTCATCTGCTTCTTTATGAAGAGAAACTCCATTTACCTCAATATCAAAAACATTTGGTTTAATTCCTCTACGAACCAAATATTCACGATTATTTACAGTAAATTCAATCTCAACCAAACAATCCTTCTCATTGGTTGTATTGACCAACTGAGGTTTGTTAATCTTGCGGAACGGTTTATTGAATAAACCAAAAGTCAAAGCATCAAGAACCGTAGATTTACCCGCACCATTGGTTCCGATGATTAAGTTTGTATGATTTTTTTCAAAGTCAATTTCTGTAAATTGGTTACCAGATGACAGAAAATTCTTGTACCTAATCTTGTGAAATACTAACATTTTTTGGAGGAATTACAATATCGTCGGGAGTGATCACAGCATAACGGTAATTATACATCTTACAAGTCTTTATGGCAAGAGCGTCGTCAACTTCAACGACTTCCATTTCAGTTTCTTCTTGATCTTCTAGCATCAGGGCATAACGAGTAGCATCATCTTCTTCCTCAAAAAGGAAAAGAACTTTCTGACCATATTGATCTTGAACGGCATAAGCACCGTCGTCTTTTCTATCTTTGAGTGTAAGAAGAAACATTTACTCTACTTCGCAAGCTTGCCTGTAAAGATCTTGAAAAATGCCTTTGATGATGTTCTTATCAAACTCAAATTCAGATTCGTCAATATAACGATTTAGAATTGACATTGTATTTTCTTCTTCGTCAATCTCAAAATCTTCATTTTCTTGAATATCAAAGTTTTCAACAATTTTAAGATCTTGAATACCTACAGTATAAAGTTTGTCAATAAACTTTTCAAAATCTTTGGGCTTTGATTTCTTACGAACAATCACCTTAACAATCTTATTCTCATACTCAGTAGCATCAAATAATTGATAAGGAGTATCTTCGTAATAAAGGTTATAGAATAATTTATAAGGATTATTGATTGGAGTATGTGTCAGGGTTTCCGTATCAAAAATATGAAATCCACGAGTATCATTTACATCTGTCCAATACATTTCATAAGGATTACCAAGATAGAAGATAGATCCATTGTCAGAACGAGTATGGTAATGGCCAGAAAATACCTTTGTGAAGTTCTTAAAAATATTTGAGTCCAGTCCATGCTCCTCCATAATTAGATTACGATTGACACGGAATCCTTGAAGTTCTAAGTGCCCCATCGCAACCTTTGCTTTGGTCTTTTTAATTTGTTTCAGAGTCTGTTCTTGATTCTCTGGGTTAATCCAAGGTAAAAATAAAATCTTGAGTCTACCAATTGTGACTTCTGATGCCTCACTATAAGTCTTAATATTTGAATAAGTCTGAAGCAAAAGACCTGGAGAATTTACACTATTGGTGCTTTTAAAATATGTGTCGTGATTTCCAATAATCATATGAACATCATACTTTTGAAGTGGATCAAACACAACTCTCTTTGACCACTCAAGACTTTGATAATCAATTGACTTGCGACTATCAAAGGCATCACCCATATGAATGACTGTTTCTACCCCGTGTTCTTCAAGGGCAGGAAAAAATACATTCTTGTAAAAGAGTTCAAAATAATCATGAAGATACTTTGATCCTTTTTTACACCCATAATGAGTGTCTGTAATAATAGCAACCTTCATCGGTTCTTGTAAGAAATGTTGTCTTTGATCGTATTATAGTCTGAATTGCTCCCAGAAAGCAAGTTGTCATCAATCATCATAACCTCATCAAATCCAGTGCGTTCAATGATCTTTGTCTTAATATCCAGTTGCTTCTTCTCTTTTTGAATTCTTCTCAGAAATGCGTAGTGAATAATCTGAGTAAAATATGCGAAAGGATTCTGTGACTTTTCGGGATTAAAATTGTGAATATACTGAACGCAGTTTTCAATGCCATCAGAAATCATATCATCCCGAAACATATAATTGACAAAGTTCGGTTTGTATGAAAGGTGTGTAGCAATCTTTAGGAAACACTCCCCAAGATAATTAGTGATGCGTGGTTTGGGAAGTCCTTGCTCTTTAGCAGCAGCAACTTTAGTCCTGTAAACAATGAGTGCTTCTAATAACTCTTTGTTATTCACATAATGTTCTGATTTCTTCTTTGGCATAGCATTGTTTTAATGTTCTGATAAGTTGTATTAATTATACCACACTTTTGGGGCTTGACAACATTTAGAAATATGTGTAGACTACCTTTGTCCTGGTTGAAAGATGAGATTTAGCTTTCTTTAATACCTTTAAAGATTCTCTCAAGTCTCTTGCGAGCGTCATCAACTGAGGAGATATATCCCATTTTATTTGAGACCTTTACCTGTCCACTTGGTTTGTATATATCAATACTATCTTGCTCATCATCGTTAATATATGAATCATAGACTTCAATAACTCTTTGATCTTTTGTTTCTGTCATTGTAATTACACGATCAAGTCTGATAATAAAAATATCATCATCTGACAATTCCATCCAGGGCTTGACTTTAATATATGATCCTGTTGGAGAATGAATCATTTTCATCGTAAGAGGATTTTGAAGAATAATTAAAGGATCACCATCATTCTCATCAACTGAGATAAGAGCAATGATTTCTTCTCCTGAAATTAATTTTATGATTGCGTAAAACTCTTCTCCCATTAGTTCTTAAGCGGTATGTTTACAATATCATAGTTAAAGTTTTCTTCGTTATAAACTTTGATTCTTTCTATTAGATGGTTGAGTGTATAATTTTTTCTTGACTTATAACTGATATCATCGGCAATGTCATATAGAGTTGCCTTTGTTTTATTGTCGCCTTTTCTTAGGACTCTTCCGATTGATTGGAGGTTTCTGATTCTTGATTTACTAGGGGAAGCAAAGATAACGTTATGTAGATTTCTGATGTTAATACCAGTAGAAAAAGTCCCGTAAGAAGCAACGATGATGGCATTATTTTCTTTTTCAGTTATTTCTCTAACTTTTTCTCGGTCTTCAGTATCTACACCACCATGTACAAAAAATACATGACGATTCTCAGCGATACTCCTATTTATCAGTTCGTATAAAGGTTGTCCGTGACCTTCTACTCTGGAAAATAAAATGAGAGTATTACCTTTGAGATCTAGGGCAAGGTTCTTGATGAACTTATTGCGTTTTTCGTGGTTGATGATATATTGAACTTCTTCTTCAAAGTTCTCAAACTTATTCGGTGGGTGTTTCAATAGAAGAATATTAATATCCAATTTGGCAACGTGACCCTTCTGCATCAGTTCTTCAGTTCTGATGATTTTGTATGAAGGACCAAATAAACCTTCTAAAACCCACTTGTGCGTTTGTGTGCCATCCAGCGTGCCTGTAAAACCATAACGAAATTTAGCATCAGAAAGTTTTGTCATTATAGATACTAATGACTTTGATTTAAACTGGTGTGCTTCATCTCCTACGACCACATTGAATCTTGAAAAGTATTGACGGGGAAGTTTGTAGATGGATTGCCAGGTAGTGATAATCACCTGAGAGTCCGTTTCTCTTTCTTTCCCTGCATATATCTTGTGGCAGTATGAACCAACATCCCACCCATAATCAGCAAAATCTTTATACATTTGTTCTACAAGGGAAGTCGTTGGAACAACTATCAGAGTATTTTGTCCTTTCTCAACGTAATATCTCACAATCGCATATATCATCAACGACTTTCCAGAAGCAGTTGGAGATATCAACAACTTTCTATTGTGTCTTAAAGCGTCGTATACTCCCTCAACTTGGTATTCGCGGGGAGCATACTTGCAAATAGATGTCATATAGTCTTTGACTCCTTCCTTTGAGATGTGTTCGTTTACCTCAAAAGGAAGACCATAAAACTTATTGTTTGTAAACTCGTAGGTATACTCGTGGTTCTCACAGAAACGGGTGAGTTTATCTAACAGACCAACATAGATCTCACCAGTCTGGGTATTAAATAAACGAATCTTCCCATCCCAGTGTCTGTTACGAAACTGGGGCATAAATTTGGCACCTGGTACGTCAAATGTGAACTGATCCGCAAGTTCATAATAGACGTGTGGTTCTGCTTTTACCTGAAGATATACCTCATTCTTTTTAGATATAACCAAGTGTGACATAAGTTCATATCAATACAAAAATATTTATTTGTATTAATTAAACCCCGATTGGAACCGATGCCATTCAATTGCGTTTTTAATTTGAAATGTTCTATTGGAAATAGTCTTAATGACTTCCTCTAAAAACTTAAGCATAATGTCATAGTATCTGATTTTAAGTTCTACTTTAGAGAGCTTCTCATCACCGTCCATATGCCTCTGTAACGCCTCTTTATCCCTAACTTTATATGGGAATGGTTCTTCTTCGTAGACCTCTATAGGTGCCTTTCCAGTGTAGTAGTTGTACCTTTCTAGTTTGACTCTGTTATAAGTTTCTCTTGCTTTCTCACGCAACAGAGTAATCGTATTATAGATGGTATAATACTTTGAATGGAGTTGAGGAATTTTTAAAGATTCATCGTGTAAATTGTCAGGATCAATAACAGAATCTCTCTGCCACATCTCCTGAACTTCATCAAGATTCATAAAGGATCGCCGTTCGTATCAACAATATTATACACAGTATACTTGAAAGTTGCCTCTGCTGTAAAGTATTGAATGTCAGTAACAGATGAATCAAATTCTAATGATGTGAGTGAGACTGGAAATAAATCCTTAAATTTTACGTTGGCAGTTGCTCTATAATTTGAGTTTAGAATACTTAATGATCCATCACTATATTGTTCTTTTAAATCACGAATACCATCATCATTTGTGGTTAAATCTTTAAATTGTTGCGTGGTTTCTGGAAATCCTAATCCAGTAATCCAATTATGAATTGACATATAGTTTTCAAGATTTTCAT